CGTGTGAATGCCTTAGAGAAGCGTGTGAACGAATCTAAGATGATGATGAAGCGTCCTGGTTCAAATGAGTATGAGAAACTGGTAGATATTGTTTGTGACCATGAAGATCGATTAAATACTCTTGGAGGGTAAAAAAATCGCGTAACCCCCGCGTAGTCTCTAAGTTATGGCAAGTTTATCCAGACCGTTCAATGATGCTACTATAGGTGTACCATTTAGCGATTCTATCCTACTTGTGATGGAACCGTGTAATGGTGCTACTTTGGAAACCCTTGTAAACGTAGCACTAACCTCAGTAACTCCAACGTTGGTTACTAATTTTCAACCAGGACTGGATCCAGGTCTGCCTATAGGTAATCTAACATATACTCCTGATGCAACTCCTAGCACTAGTCTCACATTGAGTATTAGTGGAGTGTTTAATGAAACGTACTTTGACCAGCGAGAATGGGAGTACAGGGACGATACGACGGGTAACACTAATCATACCCCTATCATTGCGTTAGAGAGCAGTATAAGCGATCCTGCGGGGCGTATATACAACATTAGCAAGAACAATGTATCTGACCCAGATGGCACTGGTGGGCAGTATGAGTTAGAGATTCCAAACCCATGTGATACTTTGATTAGATACAAACCAGATCCTAGGGCGTCTATAGTTGTAACGTATACATATACGTTGAATCTACTGTGTCTGGGCGTTCCCACCACTCAAACCATATCAACAAATCATACGATTCTTAATAATTGGGATCTTGGACGCGATAAATTACAAGATATCCTCGCTAACAAAATTAGATACGGAACATAATGGCAACAACTCCAGCAGTAGTAGGTGGTCAATCCACTGGACACGGATGTTTTCCTCCAACAAACCTCACACAGGGGTCCTCAAACGTCTTCGCAGGCAATATGCAAGTCGGTAGAGTGGGTGATCAGTATGCTCCACACACTTGTGGGCAGACAACTCACGCAGGATCAGCACGAGCGATCGCTGATGGCAGCAATTCTGTGTATGTAAACAATATAAAATGCGGAAGATTGGGTTCTAATGTCAATTGTGGTGACGCAGTAGGCAACAATGGTCTATCAGCGGGCGCAAAAAAGGTCTATATCGGCGGTTGACTTGACAAAAACGCTTGGTGCTACTAGGATTTACGGGTAAACCGCTAAATTTCAATGGCAAAAGCGAAAACTGGTCTCGTAAAAGATGGTTATGTACCCGCAAAACCTAAATTGACTCGTCAGGGATCGTCTAAAAACACAAAATACGCCGCTACTTCGCGTAACAAGGCGAAAAAAGCGTATCGCGGACAAGGAAAATAAATAAAAGAGAGATAGAAACCTCTTTAAAAGTTCTAAAATGGACTTTTAGGAGGTTTTTTTAATGGGCAATCATCGAACAGACTTGGGAAAGGACTTTATGAAGTCTGGAATGACCCTAATTACGGATCCAAGGTCCGACAAATACCTCAATAGAGCAAAAAAAGTGGAAAATGCGCCTTCCAAAGACGTTAAAAACGGATTTGGTGACTATGTTGAGCGTTTGGATGATTAGTTTTTGAAACCCTGATAAATAAATCATGGTCGAACTGTAAAAATGGCGTTTGTTTCAAAATCTTTCCGAGATTTTAGTCTAACATTTGAAAAAAACCCCGTAACTAATGATGTATTGACTCTAAAGAATGAGAAAGCGATTAAAGAGTCAGTAAAAAACATCGTTAGGTACAATTTTTTTGAGAAGCCTTTTTTACCTCAGTTTGGTGGAAACATAATTAGGCAACTTTTTGAGAATTACACGGATACACTTGCTTCTGAACTAGAAGGTAATATCCAAGATTCCATCAACTCTTATGAACCTAGAGTAACTGTTTATGATGTTGCAGTTGTCTTCAATGAAGCTGGTAACGACATGCAAGCAAAAATTAGTTACATCATATTGGGTTCTCAACCCAGGATTGACAATCTAGATTTAGTATTTAAACCATAATGGCATTTAATCAGGTAAACTCGTTAGAATATAACGAGATTAAGTTACAGATCAAAAATTACCTAAAAGGTCAATCTGAGTTTTCGGATTACGACTTTGAAGGATCGTCTTTGACTGTTCTTTTGGATGTTCTTGCGTATAACACATATTATACGGCGATGAACGCCAACCTGATTGTCAATGAGAACTTTCTTGAGACCGCAGTTCTTAGAGAGAATGTTGTAAAACTTGCAAGAATGATTGGATACACTCCTAAGAGTGCCCGATCTTCGTCGATGCCAGTTAACGTTGCAGTTCAGACTGCATTTCCATACCCTAAGACAGTAACCATTTCAAGAGGTATTGTATTAAACTTCACTGGACCAGATAACGATAACTTTGTATTCTCTACAAACTCAGATCAAAGTGTTTCTGTAGATAGTTTAACTGGAGTTGCAACATTTAGTAATCTCAATTTATATGAGGGTGTATTCTTAACTGATACTTTTGTTAGAGACACTAGTGAAAGACAAAGATTTATTCTCACCAATGAAAATATTGATACCACTACCCTTAGGGTTGAGGTAACTAGCGGAACTGTTACAGAATCTTACCTCAAGGCGACAGATATTACTAAGATTGATAACAACACTAAAGTATACTTCTTAGAAGAGTCTGAGTATGGAAGACCAGAAGTATTGTTTGGTGATAACATTCTAGGAAAAGCACTACTAGATGGAGACGTTATTTCTGTAACATACACTACCAGTAGTGGAGCAGGTGCAAACGGATTAACCTCCTTTGATTTTATTGGTACAGTTAGAGATAACAATAGTAATACAATTACATCTGGAATTACTACAACTCTAGTCACAAATCCAGATGGAGGTGCGGTTCAAGAATCTACAGAGTCAATTAAGTTCTCTGCTCCTAAATTTTATTCTGCTTTTGGTAGAGCAGTCTCAACTAGAGACTATGAAGTCTTGTTACCACAGATTTATCCAAACATTCAATCTATTTCCGCTTACGGTGGTGAAGAAGCAGATCCCCCTGAGTATGGAAAAGTATTCTTAGCAATTAAACCTAAGAATGCAGATAAACTTTCTCTTGCAGAAAAAAATAATATTCTCAAAAAACTTAGAGAATACTCTGTTGCTGCTGTAGAACCAAAAATCATCGATCCATCGGTTCTTTACATCGATATTACAAGTTTCGTATATTTCAATCCTAACTTAACTCGTAGGACTCAAGCAGATCTGAAAAATATTGTTATCGCTGCATTTAACATCTTAAACTCTGGTTCTGAGTTTAATAAGTTTGGTGGAAAATTTAAGTATTCCAAACTACAAAAAATCATTGACGACTCCGATCCTTCTTTCACATCAAACATCACCAAGATTATGATGAGAAAGAATGTTCCTGTTACATTGAACGCAAGAGTGAACTATAAGGTATGTTATGGAAACGCTATCTTCTCCTCTACTGACAGACCATCAGTAACCACAACAGGATTTAACATCGCTGGTGATGCGGTCAATACATATTACCTGCAAGATGATGGTAGAGGATCGCTTCAACTCTTTTATGTCAAAGACACTGGAGAAAAAGAGTTTATTGATGGTTTGTGGGGTTCTGTTGATTACGTCTTAGGTGAAGTAGTAATTAATGATGTAATTATTAGAGACACTCCATATGTAATTAATCAAATCCGTATTAATGCGGTTCCAAAGTCAAATGACCTGATTTCTCTCAGAGAAACCTATCTGACAATTGGCATAGATAATACTGTGGTTAACGTTGTTGAAGACGTTATCAGCAGCGGTTCCAATATTTCTGGAACTGGAGTTACTTTAGAGTCCAGTTATAATTAAAGTCGAGAATGCCTACATCTTCTTGGAAAGTTAGTTCGTGGACTACGCCCACAACTCAGGTAACTGTACCACCAGTTCCTTCAGTTGTTAGTCCTGAGTCCAAATCAAAAGTCTCGGATAGAATATTCGCACAATTCCCACAATTCGTCAGGGAAGATTATTCTACGTTTGTAGATTTTATTAAGAAATACTATGGATCTCAAGAACTAAAGGGCAATCCTCTTGATATTGTTCAAAACTGGGATCAATACTACAATATTGACCAATATGGCGATCTAGTAACTGAGACTAATCTCATTTCTGCTGCTACTGCGTCTGCAACTAGTATTGACGTTACTAATACTAGAGATTTTCCAAATGAGGGTCTCATTAAGATTGGAAATGAGATTATTTACTATAATGGTAAAATCTCAACTTCCTTCCAAAACTGTGTAAGAGGTTTTTCTGGAGTTTCCTCTGTAGGATCCACTGCAGATTTTGTATTTGAGGAAACTGCAGCTGAAACTCATGCTACTGGTGCAACTGTCACCAATCTTAACAATATCTTCCCTCTTTATATTCTTGAGAAGTTTAAAGAGCAGTTTCTCGCAAACTACCCAAAGGATTTTTACGAATCTGTCAATCAGAACGTTGTTGTAAAGAGAATTAAAGATTTTTATGCCTCTAAAGGCACTACAAGGTCTTTCCAATTCATCATGAGAACAATTTTCGGCGTTGAGTCGGAAGTTAAGTATCCAAGAGACAGAATTTTCAAACCATCTGACGCATTTTACGTTTCTAGAGAGGTTATTAGAGCTCAGAAACTTTCTGGCAACCCAATGGAGCTTGTTGGGCAAGTTTTACTACAAGAAAATGACCCAACTGACCCAGATGTCAACTCTGCAAGAATTTATGTAAAGAGTGTTGTTGAAGTTTTTACTGAAGAAGGTGTTATTTACGAAATTGACGTAGATACCAATAATTCCGAAGGAACATTTATAACTCCTTACAAAACTACACTTGCTTTTGGTATTGGTGACAATGTTGTTAACGATACTATCGTTACTGTCGATTCTACACTTGGTTGGCCAGAGTTAAATGGAAAATTCCGTATTGAAAACGAAATTATTTCGTATACGGAAAAAACAGTAACACAATTTCTTGGTTGTGCAAGAGCAAGAGATAATACCGTCATTTCTGAGCATATTGCTGGTCAACCAGTTATCTCTGCATTTAAAGTCTATGGATTTTCTAATGTAGACAATTCAGAGATTTCACTTTCTCTATTTGGAGGCACTAGAGGTATTAATTTGAACTCTGGTGGTAAGTATTACTTGCCAGATAGTAAAATTACAACACCACTGTCTCCTGGTTTTGACAGTATTGATCCTATTTGGGATTCCTTTGTATATAACGTTAGAAAAGCATTTGCAGGAAAATCAATCACGCTTTCTACTCCAAATGCAAATGGAAGTGTAACTGCAACTGTTACGACTGACGATCCACATGGATTAATTCGTGATGATGTTGTAAAAATCTTAAATTGTCCAGAAGACATTTATAACTCTGAATTTCCTGTCGATGGTGTTGGATCACCTACAACATTCAATATTACAATTCCATCAACTCCAAATCAAGGTGTTACTGGTAACTTTATTGCTACCAGAGAGTTTTCGTTTGGTAAGAGTGATTACTCTAGTGTTAGACAGCAGATTGAGGACTTTACCTCAGATATTCAAAACACATATAAGAGTAGTGATGATGCTATTGTAGCTTCTTGTGGTATTCCTAGTTATAAAATTGGTCCTTTTGCAAATGACGATTTAGATCCTGGAAATCAAAGATATCTAAAACGTATTCCACTGGTCCCACAGGTAAAAAGTACAAAGCAAGACACTCCTGTTGGTCAAGTTGGTATCGGTGTTAATGGAGTTCCATTTTTCACATATAAGTCTGAAGATAAGAAAAGATTTGGCGGAATCCTTAGTATTGAAACAATTTCTGGTGGAGATGGATTTGACTTAGCAAACCCACCCATCGTTGAATTTGAAAGTGATTACGAGCTCGACGCAACATACGCTATTGGGACGAGAGTAAAGTGGAATGGTAACAGATACAGAGCAGTTACCGCTGGACTGACTTCTCCAGATGTATATCCAACACATACATCTGGAATCATAACTTTGGGTCAAGTTGAGTGGCAGTATGAGGGAACTCCTGCCTCAGCAACAACATCTATCGATGGTAGGGTCATTTCCATCAACGTAACTAATGGTGGATCTGGATATACTACTGAACCAATTATTTCTATCATTGGTGGTGGAACAACTGCTACTAACGCTGCATCCGCTACATGTAACATCACAAACGGCGCTGTAACGTCCATTAACGTCACCAATTCTGGTTCTAAGTATACTTCGGTCCCAACGATCAATATCACTGGTGGAGGCGGTTCTGGAGCGACTGGAGAGGCAGTTGTTAGAGGACCTATCAGTGCAATCTCACTTACAAATCCAGGAACCGCTTATATTGATCCACCCAACGTTTCATTGGTGTCTGGTAACGGTGCTGTTGCATATCCATCAATTCTGAATGGCAAAATTGAAAGTATTATTGTAACTTTTGGTGGTGAGAGATATTTTGGTCCACCCGACGTTGTTATTGTCGGTGATGGAGTTGGTGCTACCGCATTTGCTCAAGTAGATCAAAATACTAACATTGTCACCAACATCGTAGTTACAAATAAAGGTATCGGATACTCCGCAGGTAATACAGAGGTCTTTATTGTATATCCTGGTGAAGGTGCAAAGTTCCAAACAAAATTAACTGAACTTACTTACAATGAAGCTGCAAGTGCCCCTGAGTTGGGAGTAAATCCAAATACTTATGTTCCAAGGAAAACTCTTGATCCTGCAAACGGAGGATCTTTTGAAGGGACTAACTTCTTGATTTATGGCGGTGAATATGGACATATGTTCAATCCCGTTGCACTTCGTTTTATTCTTGAAGACAATATTAGTGATAGTTATGCAGAATTAAATCCAACCAAACACTCTCCTATTCTTGGTTGGGCGTATGACGGACACCCAATTTATGGACCATACGGTTTTAAAGATTCTGAAAATAAAAATCCATTTAACGAATATAAACAACTTGCATCCAGTTATAGAATTAAATCATCTAGAAGTTCTTTGGTAGTAGGTCTAACAGATCCTCTTGGAACTTATATTGAAGATTATGAGTACGTTGAGGGTCTTGGTGATCTTGATCAATACAATGGTAGATTCTGTGTTACTCCAGAATATCCAGATGGCGTATATGCATACTTCTGTAGTATTGACGGTGTAACTGGTAGACCTAAGTTCCCCTACTTTGTTGGACCACAATTCTATGGTCAAGCTGATGAGGTTAACTGGAACGGAAATGGTTTGCAGAAAGGTTTTACTGAAGATGCCATTCGTTACAAAGGACCATTTATTAATGTTGATGCGCTAACAGTTAAGAGAAAGCAACTTAAGGACATCGAATTCTTCTTCCTTGCATTGGAGGATACTACGACTATTATTACTCTTGAGACTGGAGAGTTTTTCCAATACGATGAGGATGGTATTGGTTATTTTGCATACTATCCATTAGTAAAAGGAACTCAAGCAGATTCCCTGTTTGTATCTTCTACAAATAAGTATTCCTCTAGCGGAGTAGATCAATACTTAATTGAAGGTGCTGGAAATGGATACAAAGTAAATGATAGACTTACCTTCGATGAGGAAGATACTGGCGGCAGCGGTCTCAGTGGAGTTATCTCTTCTGTAACTGGAGTTGCAGTCAATACTTTGGCATATGCCGTTGATGCCGATGATGTTTCTACGGTAACAATCAATACTACTGAAAATCACTATGTAAAGGTAGGAGATTTAATCACTCCGTCCATAACTGACAATTCTTTCTCGAAAGATATTACAGTACAAGTTTATAATGATGATTACTACTTTAAGTATTTTAATTTACAAAGTGCTAAGTTAATGTCTGATTGGGTGACTGGTACTGCATATGAGCAAGGTGATCTTGTTCTTAACGGTAGAAATGTATACCGAGCAAAAGCAGCAGGAACCTCTGGAGCAACTATTCCATCTCACACTACTGGAACTGTCATTGATGGTGTTGGTGGTGTTGAGTGGACATTCCAAAGAGTTAGGACAGATGGAAATCTGTATCAGGGTGGATGGTCCTCGATTACTGGTGGATCCAATTATTTGAATGGAACTTATACCGATGTACCTTTAACTACTAACGGTGATGGTGTAAATGGTAAAGCAACTATCGTTGTAAGTGGCGGTGCAGTTACTACAGTAACAATTACTCAACCTGGAACTGGATATGAGGTTGGAGACACTATCTCTGCTATTAACTTAAACCTAGGCAATAATCTAACACCTTCTGCTGGTTCTGGATTTACTATTACACTCACAGAGGTAGAGAAAGAATTAGTGATACATTCCAGCTCTGCACATTATCTTAATGTTGGTGATACTGTTAGACTTACTGGAATTACTCCATCTGCCTACGATAAAGTTGACTATTCTGTCGTCAGAGTTGATAGCAATAGAAGAGCTGCTGTAAAGAGAAATTTTGGGACTGTTGCTGATGCAAATGTCACATCTGCATTACCATATGTCAAAGAGGCAAAATATCAATTTATTAATGGTCACAGATATAAGTTTGATGTCTCAGATGCGTCTCATACTGGAAAGAGATTAGCGTTTACTAAAGATGCTGATAATACAGACATATTCAGTTATAAAAATATTTTTGCTGTTGAAAATGACATAATCACTGGCGAGCAAGAATCTATTACTATTACAGTCCAAGATCTTGCTAGTATTTTCTACTTCTTTGATATTAACAGCACTACAAGTGGATCTGGATCATATTTTAATGTAATTAATGATCCAGTAATCGGAACCAATACCGTTACATCCGTAACTGATCAAAGTATTTCATATACAGTAAACATTGAACCCGAATCTGGATACTCTGGAACTGGAAATGGCATATCTTATATCACCAACTCGATTTATGCTAAGGGTGGTATTGGTGCAATTACAATTGGAGATCCAGGTAGAAACTACTCTTCTTTACCTGCTTTAACTGGAAGCACTAGATCTGGATTTGGTGCAACTGCAACTGCTACCATTGCTGGTGAACTTTCCTCTACATCAATCACAAATCAAGGATCTGGATATAACGGCAGCTCTTTACCTACAGCAGTAGTTACGATGCCCGATTTTGTTGATCTATCTGTAACATCTGTTCTTGGTGACTTCTTCCCTGGAGAAATTGTAACCTCCCAGCAAGTAGTTGGAAATCAAACTGCCAGAGGTAAAGTTATATCCTGGACTCCTGATACATCTACCGTAAGAGTAGAACCACTCAGGAATAATGTAACTGGAGCAGCAAACAAGGGGTATATTATGTTTACCTCTGCTAATTCAAATACTAATAAAATATATTCTTCTGCATCTTCAGCATCTATTAGTTCTGTTAGTGGAACTCAAGCAACAGTGGCAGCAGTTGTTCCTACTACAGGACCAAATGCAGGATCTTTAGAGAGTTTAACTATTACTGGGGTTGGTTCTAATTATAGAGAACCACCATCCATCGTTCTTGATGATCCGTATTATGGATCTGTCAATGCTGTTTCAATTACATCTCAAAATACATCCGCAAACTTCACTGCTGGAACTTATACAGGAGTAACTCAAAAGTCTGTCGCTCCAACTGGAGGAACTAATGTCGAGTTTACTGTTATCATCGATGCGGTTACTCAAGATATCTCAAGTGTTACCGTTACCGCTGGTGGTGGTACATATGTACTAGGAGACGTAATCACGGTTTCTGGTGCTCAGATTACTGGTGGTGCTGATGGAACTGATGACTTTACTCTGACTGTTACTGGTCTTTCTCATGCAAACCCAGCAACAGTTATTACAAAGATTAATGCATCTATCGACTCAGTAACTATAACCAATAGTGGATCTGGATATCTTTCTTCTCCTGACGTTGAAGTTAGTGGTGGTAATGGAATCAATGCAATCCTTAACGCCGAACTTGCTAATCAGGGTGTAACCAATATTACTATTGAGAATGGTGGGTCTCAATTTGAGACTGCTCCAGTTATCAATATTCTCCAGAGAACTGGTGACGGAGCATCTATCTTACTTAAGTCATCTGATCTTGGTGAGATTGTTAAGATTGGCGGCGATAACATCACCTACAACTACAGTCACGATAGAACTCTGAAACCAGAGTTGAATACAACATACAATTTGCAGTTAATTAGAACTCAACAAATTAATTATCTGCAGGTAATTGATGGAGGATCTTCTTTTGTCTCTGTACCTGAAATTGTTCTTGAAAACTCTAGTGGTTCTGCATTCCAGTTAAATCCAATCATCCAAAACGAAGTTATCCAAGAGGTTGAAGTCATTAACCCTGGAAGAGGATTCTTAGCAGCTCCAGTTGTTAAAGCAAAAGTATCTCATAACTTTGTTGCATTGACTTCTAATAGCACTGTTAACTTCCCGTATGACACCAAGATTCCCACTGGAACTGCGGTCACTCTGAAAGAAATTTTTGGCATCTTACCTCAACCTCTGGTTGCGGGCACAACTTATTATGCCATTGAAGATACTGTTGCAAATGGATTGGCAAATAATCAGATTAGATTGGCAACTTCTCTTGCAAATGCTAATGCTGGAACTTACATTAACTTTACATCTCAACCAGTTTTAGGTAACAATGGTCTCGCTACATTCGTTCTTGAAACAACGGATCTTGGAGATAATATCAAAGCATTCATGAAACCAGCTAATTTCGCTATTGGTGAAATTATCTATCAGGGTGCATCATCCAGTTCCTTTACTGCTAGAGGTTTAGTTAAGAATTGGGACTCAAAAGGAAGAGTTGTTAGTGTTGAGATTTTTGATGGTGAGTTCAAGGTAGGTGAACCTGTATTTGGTGATCAAACTGCTGCTTTCGGTCAAATCCATGCATTTGACAGAGCAGATGCTACATTTGAAGTTTCTCCAATCAGCATTTCGGGTAATAAGTGGGAAAGAACCACAGGATTCCTTGATATCAACGAACAGAGACTTTATGACAGCAATAGATTCCAAGAGTTCTCCTATGAGATTTCGTCTTCTGTCAATATTGCAGACTGGAAGAGTCCTGTCAAATTTGCTGCACACCCAGCAGGATTTAAAGTATTTGGTTCACAGTTAATTGATACGACTGTCTTCAAAGACTTCAGACCAATGCCAACTAGAGATTTCTTGACTGCTGATCTCTATAACTGGTGGATTCCTGGTCAACCACCAAATACTCTGAGAACGACAAATGGTATTACATTGGTAACACCAAAACCATCTGCAGAAAATACTGGAAAACTTTCAACTATCGCTAACTTTGCACTTGGTAAACCAGATTATACTGCAGCAGTTCCAACAGAAGTTCTTCTTTTTGGAAGACAACTTTTAGATATCCAGAAAATTCTTACTTGTGTAGTATCTAAAGTTGATAGTGTCAATTCAAGATCCGTTGCATTTGATCCAACATCTTCTAGTATTGTTAACACAACATCTAATCAGATCACTCTAACTAATCATGGATTAGTTGCAAATCAAAGAGTTATATATGATGCTGGTGGCGACAGATTCTTAGATGCTAGAGATCTTGTTATTTCCAATATTGATTACATTGTAGAAGAGACAATTGGTTGGTTAGAAGCAACCTATCCATCTCTTACCAATGGTCAACTTCCAGATTACGACAGATCTGTCTGTGCTAGAGACACTAGATTAGTTATTGCTGCATGGGCAAATGATTTACGTTACGGTGGAAATGCATTTACGGTTGCTGCTGCTAACTCTTACATTGGTACAACTGTATTAGTTGCTGATAGGTATGGAGATGCCAGAAACCTGCTAAGAGCAAATAAAGAGTTTATTGCAGAAGAAGCAGTTGGAAGAATGCTTGCTGATCCAGCTAACTCTGCGTTTGCTGTTCCAGGAGGAAGTCAGAATTGTATTGACGACGTTATTGATATTGTTGAGGTTATTGCATATAACACTGCGTATGGTGGCAATAGCGAGGTCTACGACGCTGCTAATCTTTATGTAAGTGGTGCTCATGTTGCTGGAGAGGAAAATCAAACCGTTCAGGTATTCAACATTGCGTTGGAACTCTGTGAGGATGTAATTCAAAACTATCCAATTACAGCAGCACACACTTCTAGAACTCAATACACTGATCCTAGTATTTCAATTGATCCACTTGGATATGTTGCTGATAGAAATGGTGATGCGTACAACTTACTTCAATCCAATAAGACTTTTATCGCTAATGAAGCAGTTGAGCAATATTTAATTGCAAATCCATCTTTCACTGTACCAACAGGATCTCAGAACTGTGTTGATGATGTTATTGATGTTATCAACGAAGTTTCCAAGAATGTTGCTAGTGGTGGTAACAACTATACCTATGATGCTGCAAATTACTATGTTGGAACCTCTCATATTGATGGAGAAGAAACAGAGACAGTAGCAATCATGAATCTCGCAAGAGATATGTGTAGACAAGCTATTAATAATGAGACCATTACTATTCAAGGTTCTCATGGACTAACTCAAACAATTGACAATACGATCACTGTAGATCCAGGTGGTTGTGCTGCTATTAAGTCTACTATTGATACTCTATTTGCAATCGTAACTACTGCGGTATCTACAGATAGCATGTCACACGCTACTAGAACTACTGGTGGTGGATATGTAAACTCTTGTCAGAACGTTGTCTCCGCAATGACAACTCTGTTTGGTATTCTCACTCAAGCAGTTGGAACAACTGGTAATCCTGGTAATCTGACTGGTGTCACTAGAACTGCTCCTACAAATTCTATTCTTCATATCGGTGGAGAGGAAGCAGAGACTATTGCTGCATATAATTATGCAAGGGATCTTGCTTTACTTGCAATCAATAATAGTTTACCTACAGGAACATATACTTCAATTGAACCAAATGTAGATTTAACAATCACAGTTGATCCTAATGCTTGTGCAAATGTACAGAGTACAATTACTACTTTAGCTCAAATCCTAACTGAAGCGATTGATAATCCAGGAAGCATTCCCGATGTAGATCAAGGTAATTATCCAAATCTTAGAAGTGGAACTCCTATTGGTGGACTTACTGCAAACTCTGCATATTACGTAGATTATGTTGATGCCAATACGATCCGTCTTCTGGATGCACCAAGCGGATCTGTTGTTGGATTAACTGCATTGGGATCTGGTTCTTCACATCAATTACAATTGTCTGTTGATGGTATCAACAATCAATACAAACTTAGAGTTGATAGCTCTGACATTAGCACATTTTTAAACAAAACTGCTGCTAAGACTCAGTTGATGGTAGTCATCAATGGTATTGTTCAAAATCCTGCAGGATATAGTTTTGCAAACGATACAATTACTTTTGCTGAAGCTCCTCTAGAGGGTTCTGACATTTTGGTTATGTATTTTGATAGATCAAGTTACAGCAGTTCATTTACACTTGATACTTTTGGTGATGGAATTAAGGACTTCAATACCACTAATGGTTTGATCGCTGGTGCTGGATATACTGATGGAGTTTATACTGCTGAACCATTAATTAATAAGAGAGGTACTGGATCTGGAGCAACAGCAAATATTTCTGTTGTTGGTGGAGAAGTAGTCTCTATCAGCATCAATGCTGCTGGATCTGGATACACTAATGATGGTATTGTCACCGCAACATTAGCAGGAACTCCAACTCAAGAATTCCAAGTTGAGATTAATGATGTCACATTTGACGGTGTAGATACAACGTTTACTGCACAAGTAGGTGGATCTAATTATTCATTACCAGCTTCCGATAACTTCTTATTATTCTTGAATAGCACTTTGCAAATCAAAGGAACGAATGAGTCCTACACTTACACTGGAAGTGATATTACTTTCAATGAAGCTCCATTGGGTAACATGGACTTCTATTGCTTCTACTTTGGACAGATAAATCTTTTAGATGATCTTTCTCCTTTTGCAGATAGTTCTGCTACTACTTTTATCATCACCGAAAATACAAGTCCTTTCTCTATCGAGTCTGATGATCCAGATACCGATCCTTCTGGCAACTTGCTGATCTTCATCAATGGAGTTTATCAAGAACCAGGAGTCGCATATAATCTTAATGGGTCTCAACTTGAGTTTACTGAAGCACCTAGAGCTGGTTCTAATATCGTTATGTACGCATATCTGGGATCTTCTGATGATGTATTGATTGAAGATACATTTAACTCTTTAGACCCCGATGACATTGTTCAAATTGCAAGTGAGGGATCAGATCGTATTCTGGCATCTGTTAGCAGTTCTACTACCATTGATACATATGAATATACTGGACTCCGCCCAATTCCAGCAGAGTTTAGTGCATTCGTATCAAACGGTAGAGTTGTTTCTGTCAACATTGTCAACCCAGGAAGAAACTTTGAGGTAGCACCAATCCTGGTATTTACTGCTGGCGGTGGTCAAGGTGCATTTGCAGAAACCACTATTTCTTCTAGCACTGGTGAAGTAACTGGTGTGATTAATCTACGCTCTGGGTCTGGTTACGTAACTACACCAAACGTGATTCCATGTCATCCAGTTTCCATTGAAAGAGCTCAGAGAGATAGAATTATTTCTAATGCAACCCCATTAGCAAATACATATCTTTCTGCATCAATAAACGCTACTGCAACAACCATTACCGCAGAAAACGTTTATTGGAATAGTTCTCAATCTATTGGATTCCCAGATGAAGGTCAAATTCTGATAAAAGTCTGGAATGGTTCTGCTTGGGTTGTAGAAAGAATTCTCTACGGATCTAGAGATGTATCTACAAACACATTTACCGTAGCAACTAACGGTAGAGGTTTCAATGGAACTGGTCCTTCTCTTGGAGTTGGTCTTGCTAATACTATTGTTACAGGAACTTACAGTTCTTCTGGTGTAGCATGTACCGTTACCACATCAAGTAACCACAATCTCAGCACTGGAATGGAGATTTATCTCAAACATACAAGCGGAACGGGATTTGATGGAAGTTACAAAGTAGCAGTCATTAATCCTACACAATTCTCCGTAGAATATCCATTTGCTAGAACTACAAGTGGAAACATCTCACTTCTCCCAGAGATCCGTCTGAGATCATTATAAATAACTAGAAAGCTCAATTGGCATGGCATTAGTCACTGATAAATTTAGAATTTACGCCGCTGAAAGTTTCAGGGACACTCTTCTCAGTACGAATAGAGTGTACATGTTCATTGGTCGCGCAAAAACATGGGGAACACCAGATTCTCCACCTGCTAACGAGCCCATTGATAGTTTTGAGTATCATCGAGACTCATATAGAGACTCTGTGGCATTCAAAAGAGTTGATATTGCAGATACCGCTTTGGTTATTCCTAGGATTGATTGGATTGATCCTGTGAATACTACTGGTGGAACTGGAAAAGTATATTCAATGTACAAACCAGATTATTCACCATCAAAAACAACCTCTAACGGATCTTCAAGATTATTTGACTCAAACTATTATGTAATGAATAGTGAGTTCAATGTATATAAATGTCTGTATAACGGTCAAAGTCCAGACTTCCCCAAAGGTCGCCCATCGTTGGTAGAACCTACGGGAACATCCACCACTGTTATTGAAACTGGTGATAGCGCTGGAGTGTACTCATACAGATGGAAGTACATGTATACTATTGATGCTGACAATATTCTGAAATTTGTTACTTCTGAATTCATTCCAGTTCTTGCAAACTCCCTCGTAAAATCTGCTGCTAGTCAAGGTTCTATTGACACCATTGCTGTTGAAAATGCTGGCACTGGATACAATAACGGAACATACACAAACGTTCCTGTTCGTGGTGATTGGGAAATCAACGGTGGTACTCAAGCATTTTGTACAGTTACAGTAGTATCTGGATCTGTTACATCTGTTATTATGACCACTGCTGGTTCTGGTTACACATTTGGAACTGTAGATGTTTCTCTGATTCCAAACATCGGTAGTGGAACATTAGCATCACTAGATGTTGTCATCCCTCCAAATGGAGGTCATGGATCTGACGCTGCAAGAGAACTTGGATCTTATCGTTTGATGTTCTCTACTAAGTTGGAGACAACTAACGCTTTTGTCGATTTTCCAAGTGATCTCACATATAGAAGAATTGGTCTTGTACTGAATCCATTTGATTTCAATACTACAACCGTAGCAAATCAAAATACTAGATCTTCTGCTAGAGCGATTAAGTTCCCTCAATCTGGAGCGGGAACACCTAGCGGAAACTTTGCACCTGGCGATATTATTACGCAGGCAAATACAAACGCAAAGGGATTTGTTGTTTCATACAATACGACAACAAAAACACTTAAGTATGTACAAGACTCTGCTGATGGCGTCTATCAGGGTAACGTCGTTGAGTTTTCTGGTGCTAATGAAATTACATCAGACTCTAACGTCACTGCAACCCCAGATTCCACTTTCGGTACAAGCACAATTCCAGTATCACAGATCACCATTGGTGTTTCTGTTTACGAATTAGGTCTCTCCTTTATTGGTGGTTATGCTAACCAAGAAATTGAAATCAACTCTGGAGAAGTCCTCTACATAGATAATAGGAATCCGATCACCAGATCGGCAGACCAAAATGAAGAGCTCAAAGTAGTAATAGAATTCTAAATGGCACAGAATACCAACCTGAACATCGCCCCTTATTTTGACGACTTTGACTCGGATAAGGGGTTTCTAAAAGTTCTTTTTAAGCCAGGGTATCCAGTTCAAGCTAGAGAACTGACGACTCTGCAGAGTATTCTGCAGAATCAGATTGACACGTTTGGTCAAGGTGTATATAAGGAAGGATCTGTAGTAGTTCCTGGTGGAATTACTCTTAATAACGATTTTCCCGCAGTCTTAATCCAGAACACATATCTCAACCTAGATGTTGAGTTATATCGTGCTGCGATTGACGGAAAGGTTATTAAAGGCGCTACATCTGGCGTTCGTGCTAGAGTTTCATTCTCTATTTCTGCTGCTACTTCGGAAAGAAATAATATTACGTTTTATGTAACGTATTTACAAAAAGCAAGCGATAATACTACTACAACATTTACTAATGGTGAAGTTCTGACTTGTGAAGAAGATATCACATATCAATCTACAACTATTTCTGCAGGAACTCCATTAGCACAACTTCTCAACTCAAACTCAAGTTCCACTGGTTCTACCGCTAACATTGGTGCTGGTATCTATTTTGTAAGAGGTTATTTTGTACCTGTTCTAGAACAAACTCTTATTCTTGATCAGTATGGAACTACTCCAACATATAAAGTTGGTTTAAAAGTAGAAGAAAGACTCATCACTGCAGATGAAGATGAGACTCTTTATGATAATGCTATTGGTAGCACTAACTTCTCCGCTCCTGGCGCAGACAGATTTAAAATCAATCTGACTTTAGTTAAAAAGAATGTCACAGATCCTAACTCTGCTGACTTTATTGAACTTCTTAGAACTGATACTGGATCCATTAAGAAAAAGGTCGTAAGAAGTGATCTTGGATTTATTAATCAAGTTCTTGCAAATCGAACTAGAGAGGAGTCTGGAGATTATTACGTCAAAAAATTTGATGTTGATGTAAGAGAAAATCTCAATGATGGATTCAACAATGGAGTATATGACAGCGGTGCCACTACTGCTAACAACAATACTGCATCTGAGGATAAAGTAGCAGTTCAACTGTCTGCTGGTGTTGCATATATCTCTGGATTTAGAACTGAGAAACAATCTGCAACTTACACTGATGTAGATAAACCAAGAACTTTTATTGGTAAGGATAGTCAGTCTTTAAGTGCATCTTTCGGTAACCACATTCTTATTACCAATACACATCAAGCACCGTCTCTTTATGAGACCATTGAGTTGCGCGATGAGAAAAATACTACTCCTGGTACAGCTAACGGAACCGTTATTGGAAAAACTAGGGTATATGGTTTTAGTTATGAAGATGGCACAAGAGACACTAGTTCTACCATCTATAGAGTAAACGTTGCTGATACTACTCTTTATACTAAGTTAACTACTAACAGTGTAACTTGGACTGCTGGAAATAGAATTACTGGAGCGACTTCTGGCGCTAAAGGTTTTATTGCAAGTGGTTCTGGTACAACTGGTTACGTTTATGGTGTAACTGGTACGTTTGCACAAGCAGAAGCGCTTCTTGCTAGTGATGGTAGCACTTTTGCTACAAGCACCGCTGCATATGCATATAACTTCAGTGATGTTAAGCAACTCGCTGGTAGCGGATTTACTGCTGATGTTCAGTTAGACGTAAAAGTTGCTCTACCTGGATCTGGTCCTATTCTGTCTGGAGTTTCTGGTGGAAATGCTACAGTAACAGCAACTTTATCTAATTTTGTTTCTCAATTGAGACTTAATGATATTATCGAGTTCTCTAATAACAATGCAAGTCATAAAGCGAAAGTTACTGCTATTACTAATAACTTTAGCTTTAATATCACTCGTCTTGGATCTACCACTCTTACTAATTCTGCAATTACTAGTCCTCTAGTAAGAACTAGACCAGAAATCAAGGATACTAATAATCGTGTTCTCTTGACTGATATTGGTCAACAAGCTATTAAGAACACAAATAAAAATAACACAGTTGCTCCATCTGGATTCTTTAGACAAAGTTATACTGGTATTAGTGTTTCTTCTGGATCTTTCAGTTTAACTGCTGGCACTGGTCTTTCATTCAGAGACGCTACTGACGCTGATGATTTCTTTGTCATTGTTACTGCTGGTGGAGGAACAATGCCAACGGGAACGATTGTAACTTCTGGTGGATCCCCAACTTTTAGTGCAGCTGCAGGAACTCAATCATCGGTCACTGTAAGCGGTCTAGACAACGCTGTAACTGGTGTTGAGGTCATTGCTACCGTATTCCAAAGCGATAGATCTGCAAAGGTCAAGACAACCGAAAGGATGAAGATCCTTAAAATTGATGATACTACTGGTTCTGCTATCAACGGTCTGACTAGCAGCACTTCTGGATATGGTTATAGAATTGAAGATGATGAAATTTCTTTAGGTTGTGCAGACGTAATTAAGATTAAAGCAATCTTAGAATCTAGGGATGACCAAGACCCAATTCTCCCAAGTTTTCAGTATACAAATTTAACTGGAACCCTGCAAATTAATGATATTATCACTGGATCTATTTCAGGATCTAGAGCAAGAGTGGTTTCTATTGATAGTAACTATGTTTACTTCATCCCTGTAGGTGATGACAAGTTTACAGATGCCGAAACTATTTCTGCAGTAAATTCATCTTTAACTATTGTAGCTGGTTCTATTGTTTTAGGTTCTAAGGACATTACTGATACTTACACTTTAGATGATGGTCAGAGAGATCAATATTATGACTATTCTAGAATTGTAAGAAAAGCAGGTTTTACTGCACCAACACATAAGATTCTCGTAATCTTTGATAGATTCTTAACTACAAGTGGAACTGGTTTCTATACAGTAGACTCCTATCCAGCATCAGAGTATAAAGAGATTCCAAGTTATCTTGGTCTGCCTCTGCGTGATGCTATCGACTATAGACCAATTGTTCCATCAAATCTCAGTGGATCTGGTTCTAGAACAGCACCATTTACTTTGACCTCTGGCGGTAAGTTTGATTTCAATAATCGTGCCTTCACTGGAAACTTAGTTGGTATTCCAGGAAGAAGTGATAGTACAATTATTAGTTACGAGCACTACCTTGGAAGAATTGACAAGGTATTCCTCAACAAAGATAACGTTATTCAGATTGTGAAAGGTTCTCCATCTGAGTCTCTGGTTCAACCAGAAGATATTGATGATGCAATGCTCTTAGCAACTATCACTTACAATCCATATGTATTTGATGTTGAAGAAGATGTAAGTATTGTTGAGACAAACTTTAGAAGATATACATTTAGAGATATTCAGAAACTTGATGAAAGAATCAAGAATTTAGAATATTATACTCAACTTTCTTTACTTGAAAGTGAAACTGCAAACATGTCTATTAGAGACACCAGTGGTCTTGATAGATTCAAGAATGGATTTATTGTTGATAACTTTGCAAGTCTCGCTACTAGCGACACTTTACACCCAGACTATAGAGTTTCTGTTGATTTTGAAGCAGGCGAACTACGTCCAAGTCACTATACTACTCAAGTTCCTCTTGTTTTTGGAACATCATCTACAAATATCAAACAAACTGGTAGTCTTATAACTCTGCCATTTACAGATGAACTGTTATTGCAGCAAGATTATGCTTCTGGAGTAGAGAACGTCAACCCATTTAACGTCTTTACTTTCATTGGTGATGTCACACTTTATCCAGAATCCGACAACTGGGTAGATACAAAATCACTTTCTCCAATCAAAGGTCCAACTGTAGAGGGCAACTTCTTAACGACTGTTCGTGAATTCAATGCAGATCAAAATGGATTTGCACCAATCCAATGGAATTCCTGGCAGACGACTTGGACAGGAACTTCTACATCTACCTCTAGTTCCAGACAAGGTGGTGGAAAAGGTAGAAGACCATCGGTTAGAAATACAAGAACTACTACAACAACCACAAGACAGACCAGAACTGGTATTCGCTTTAGAGTAACTCCTATTATTGAGCAACAATCTCTCGGCAATAGAGTTGTTTCTGTAGAGCACATCAACTTTATGCGTTCTAGAAATATTGAGTTTAACGTCAAGAAACTCAAACCTAGAACTAAGTTCTTTGCTTTCTTTGATGGAATTGCTGTATCGACTGCAAATATTACTCCAAAAATTATTGGTCTTGTAAAAGATCCTGCAGTTGACACTAAGACTAATAGCACTCCTTTCCAAATTGGTGAGACTGTTTACGTCAAGGATGCAAACGGCAACTTTAGATTTAAAGCAAAAGCAGTTCCCCCAAACGAGGATAATACCATCAACCCTCTTGATGGATCAACCATCAGTGCTTTGAGTGATTATACTTCTAACTTAGGATTCATTAATATTGATACTAAGGCACTTGCAGATCAAGCAAAAGGAACTTACTATGGTTCTCCAAAACTTAATGATTATATTGTCGGAGAAACCTCAGGTGCAATTGCAAAGGTAAGTGACAAGTCTCTCATCACTGACGGGGCAGGAAAACTGAGAGGAAGTTTCTTTATCTCTGATCCAAATGTAGCTGGTAATCAGAAGTTTAAGACTGGAACTAGACTCTTTAGACTTACTGACCAAAATGATGACAGCAGAACTCCTGGACTTTCTGATTCCAACGCAGAATCCGAGTTCACCTCTTCTGGTTTGCTTCAGACACAGCAAGAAACCATCATTTCTGTAAGAAACGCAAGAGTTACTTCGGAGCAGATGAGACAGGAAAGAACTCTTGTCAACACATCTTCCAGTACAACCACAAGATTCGTTGACCCACTTGCACAGACTTTCCTCGTAGATGAGTCTGGTCTTGAGGGAGGCGTATATTTGAGCAAGGTAGATCTGTTCTTCCAAAGCAAGGATGCAGAAATTCCAGTATCTCTTGACATTAGAACTGTTGTAAATGGAACACCAACACAAGTTATCGTTCCATTGTCCAAGGTTGTTAAAGAACCAGCAGAAGTATTCATTTCTGAGGATGCATCTACACCAACAACATTTACTTTTGAGTCTCCTGTATTCATCCCATACAGACAAGAATTTGCATTAGTTCTGACATCAGACTCTAATAACTATAAGACCTTTATTTCTATCTTGGGTAAGGATGCTATTGATGCTACTCACTCTGGTGAAAAGATCTCTGAGCAACCATATATCGGTGTTTTGTTTAAGTCTCAGAACGCATCTACTTGGACTCCTTCTCAGTTTGAAGATTTGATGTTTAAGATCTACAGATGTAAGTTTACTCTTCCAACCACATCTGCAAACTCGAAACTTGTTCTTAATAATGCACAGTTGGGAGAGGGCAATGGTGGATTCCTCCGCTTGTTACCAAACTCCTTCTTACTTACTTCTGGAAGTGATGAAATTAGAGTATTCCATTCTAATCATGGTATGCAATCCAATCTCAACTATGTCAAAGTTGATGGTGTAATTTCTGAAATTGCAGACACAGCAATTAACATGGGTGGTGGATTTGGAACTACTGCATCTCAAATTACTGTTGATGATGCCAGTGATCTCCACACCACTATTGGTGGATCTGCTGTTAGTGCATCTAATCCAGGATTTATCAGAATTCTTGGTACAGAAGAAGATGGAAGTGGTGATGAAGTTGTCGCATACGAGGCAATCAACGGAAATGTCATCAACGTTGTTGGTCATGGAGCTGGCACTGTAACTGGTAGAAACTGGACAAACGGTTCTGGAACTGGCACAGGTAAGGCACATACAGATAACTCTGTAGTTGAGTGCTTTAACCTTGCAGGAATTCCATTACCTCTGATCAACACTACTCACAGCAGCACCACAGGTGGAGTTATTAGCATCAATAGTCCACATTCTTACAATTTAAGAATTACTGGAAAAACTGCTGGTTCATCTCTCAGTGCAGGTGGTCCAAACATCACAGTCTCTCAAAATATTCCTTGGGATGTACTTACACCACAGATTCAGAATCAACAGCAACCAGAGACTTCTTTAGTTGCTCGTGTCCTTGCTACTAGTGCAACTTCTGCTGGTCCTTTCCCATCTGGAGTGTCCGCTGAAACTTCCTTTGTCAAGGATACCACTTATGCCGATGTAACTCTTGGAGAAATTAATTACTTTACTGCAACTAAGATGATTGCATCTGAGTTGAATGAGATCAATAGAATGAATAGTGAAAAATCATTTACCATGGAGATTGATTTCCTTTCCGAAAGAGATAATCTCTCCCCTGTAGTTGATCTTGAAAAGTGCTCTATCGTCACTACGGCAAACGTTTACAATAATATTGAACCATCAAAAACTATCGGTGGAGAATGTGTAGCAAATTACATCACTAGACTCGCTAGACTTGATAAGGGTGCTACTGGTCTTAAAGTTATGCTCTCTGGAAATATCTTCACTCAATCTAACATTAGAGTGATGTATAAGATGGTTCCTGTTGGATTTGGTGGTAATGTTGATGATCTTGATTTTGAATTCTTTAACACAGATGGAAAACCTGATAGTGGCGTAATTAACGCTCAGAATAATCCAGAAGAATTTGAAGATTTTGAATATACTGTTGACGATCTTGGCAACTTCGACGCATTCCAAATCAAAATTGCTTTGGTTGGTTACAATCAACCATACATACCTAGAGTTAAAGATTTAAGGATTATTGCTCTAGCATGATGAATGAAGACTATGTTGAGTTGATACCTGTCGAGGGACATTCTAAGCTCGGCAGGGATAAAAATTCTAATGCGATTGTCAATATGGATCAGACTGGATATGAAGCATATATCCAGGCAAGAGAAGAGGCAAAACGCAAAGATCGTACCTTGAATGATCTGCGAGATGAAATAGACGAACTGAAGGGTCTTGTAAAAAGTCTCCTGGAAGATCGATAAATACCAATGAGCTAAATAATAGAAGGAATTCTTTAGAGCATGGCTTCTGCTGTATCCAATTTATTGATTTACCAAGGTTCTGACTTTAATATCGATTTCACTGTAGAAAACGATAACGGGACCGCCTTTAACTTGACTGGATATAGTGTTGCTTGCTTAATTAAGAAACACTACACAAGTAGTACGTCTACAACTGTAACTGCTGCGATTCTATCGCCTGCTACAGCTGGACAAATTCAACTTTCTCTAGGGAATGCTGTAACTGCCACCATGAAGTCTGGTAGATACGTATATGATGTCGTTATTACTTCTAGCACTGGAGTCAAATCTAGGGTCTTAGAAGGTTCTGTAAGTGTTCTTGAGGGGGTTACTATCTGATGGCACGATTAAGATTCGGAGACCAATCTGTACCTAGAGTAACGAGAGTTGCTACTGGAGGCGGTGGAGGAAGTATCGGTGGGTTATCGGATATCGACCTTACCGACACCTCACAAGGCGGATTGCAAGATGGGTCAGTTTTAGTTTATGACCAAACAAACAGCAAGTTCGTCGCAACTAACGTATTAAATAACATCACGATCAACGGGGGTTCGTTCTGATGGCATCATCCATCCTTATTAAAAGAAGTACAGGCACGACAGCGCCAGGTACTATTACATACGGCGAATTAGCCGTAACTCAAAGTGGTACTGGTACTCAAGCAAACCAGGGTGACCGTTTATTCGTCGGTGACAATAATGGTGCTGCCCAGGTTGTTGGTGGTAGGTATTTTACAGATCTGTTGGACCATGTTCATGGTACCTTAACAGCGAGTTCTGCCGTACTTGTCGATAGTAACAGCAAAATCGACAATTGGAATGTCGATGACATCAATTTGAATGCAAACGTCATCACAACTTCCACTACAGATACCGATCTTATTTTCCGAGCTAACGGAACAGGTAAGCTTGTAATTGAAGATGGACAAGAACTTGAGTTTGGTACAACTGGAGACGTAGAACTTGTTTATACTGATGCAGACGGTACGTTAGATATTAAGCGTGTAGCAGGAACCCCCGACCTGCGTGTCGCTGATGACATGCGTATCTACTTCGGTAATAATAAAGATGGTGGAATTCGTTATGATGAAGCA